ACAGCGAGAATGGAAGATAATGACAAAACTCGACTGGTTCCTGTTAGTGGCACTGATAACTTTAGTCGCGGTATTGCTAAGTATTTCGATCATATAGTTTACTGTGAAGCTGGTCTAGGACAGCATAATTTCGCATCCTCAACAACCTTCAAACAGCAGATACTTATTGGGAGCAGAACAGATCAAGCCATTGAAAAGTTTCAAACTCCGAAGCTACTTCCGTTCTTCACTGGAGAGATTCCTCCGCTAAAGAAAGATCCTGTTGCTGATGTTATGGCGTCGCTGAAAGGATCAGCGGCGAAGGCTGTTGGATTAAGTCAACAAGAGGAGAAACTGTGAAGATTATAGGCTTAATGGGTAAAGCCGGGGCAGGAAAGACAACTATTTCTGATTACCTCTGCTTCAAATACGGATATTACAGCCGCAACTTTTCCGCTCCTATCAAGGAAATGCTTAGTCAACTTCCTGGAATGGAAGATATAACTATTTGGGAACAACGAGATAGGAAGGAACGAGAACTGTATCTATTTCAGAAGTCTCCTCGCTACTTTGCTCAGACGTTAGGAACAGAATGGGGTAGACAACTTATTCATGAAGATATTTGGATTAAATGCATGGAAGTGCATCTGTGGACTGCAAGATATGAATACTTCGTTATTCCTGATGTTCGATTTCAAAATGAAGCAGACTGGATTAGACGAAAGGATGGTATTCTTGTTACTGTTGCTCGTAATGTTGATTATGCTGTTCGTCCTCATTCCTCTGAAGTATTAGATGTTAACTTTCCAAATGAGAAACATTTTCGAATCTATAATGATAAAACAGTGGCTGATCTATACTTTGCAGCAAATGAACTTCATGGCTTCGCTCTGCGGTATTGGGAGCAAAGGCAGCAGCAACAGGTAGTTGAATAGCTGCTGTAGCACAAAGCTACATTCATTCACTCAACGCTTCATTCACTCGGAAGGTGTCTCATGAGCACACAAGCTCAGCAACAAGCTGCAAACCTCGACTTCTCTATTCTCGACGGTTCACTGGATGATATTGAAGACTTGCCAGGTTTCCTGGTATTCCCCAGTGGTGCATATCTTGTTGAGTTGCATCAAGGACTCAACAAGAAAGCCATTGCCAACCATCCTGCGATTGAAATGGCGATGAAGTGCATCGAGGTGAAGGAACTGGCAGATCCGAACGACGCAGAGAAACAGCCGAAGGTCGGAGATGTCTGCACTATTGCCTTTATGCTCGACAACGAGTTCGGTCGTGGGAATCTGAAGAAGGTTCTCGAACCGATTGGTGAAAGGCTCGGTATCAAGAGCAATCAGCAAATCGTTGATGCCAGCAAAGGTATCAAAGCTCTCGTTGTAATCAAGAAAACAGAGAACAAAGAGAAGCAGAAGGAATACGCGAATCTTCTCAGGTTCGTTCCAGTCTAACAGCCACAAGTTGTTAGACGACAGTAGGAGCGAAGCCATAAGCCTAGCTCCTGCTGTTTTTTCCTTTTTCTTAGGAGATTAAACATGAACAAAGTAGATGAAGCTATAGAAAATCATCTAGCTAGTCTAAAGGCAGCAGTTATTCTTAAGATGTATAAAGAGTTTGTTGCACTCCGCGCAAAGCCGATGGGTTCAGAAGTATTAGACTTGTTACATTCAGCTGTGGGCGCAAGTGGAGAAGCCGGCGAGTATTTGGACAGCATGAAGAAAGCGTGGATATATAATAAGCCTGTTGATCGAGACAATGTGAGGGAAGAATGTGGCGACATGCTTTTCTATATTCAGATGATGTGCAATACACTCGGAACTGATATTATTACTCTTATCGAAGGTAATATGGTTAAACTGAAGGTGCGTTATCCACAAGGTTACAGCGACCAACATGCGCAGGCGAGAGCTGATAAAGCCTAATGCGGCTCTTTCTTCAACTTCATCCGGAAGATGTTAAATTTCTTTCGTTTCTGAAGCCGCTGCTTAGTGGACATAGTGTTAGATTTAACGCTGGTCCAGTCGGAACTGTCACAGAGGTATTATTACGCGCACAGGAACATGGTGCGAAGCATATTATTACTACCCATCGTTGGCTCTTGACCAAACTACTGCGGAGAGAAGATGATAGACGACAGCCTGCTCTTGATGATTACGCAGGTAGCATATTCGATAATGGTGGGTATGAGTTTCTTATTTGTAACCCACTTGAACACTTGGCATCAACCAATACAGGTAAGTTTTTGTTTTCTCGTTATATTTCTAAATTCACTCAGCCTGATAGCTGGTTCCCTGTCCCGGCATTTTCTTGGGAACTGGCAACTCCTGCAAGACTTGACGATTTATATGCTGACTTTAGCCGTGCTAATCTTATTGCTCAGGACATTGAAACTATCGAAGATGACTTGGCTATTACTTGCTCTGGGTATTGTGGTGTTTGGTTTGATGCTGTTACAAAGCGTATTCGATTTCATTCAATCGTAATACCATTAAAGGATGAGTATGATCTGGCATGGATACGTAAATTCAATCAGTTGCCTGCTCCCAAAATATTCCAGAATGGTAAATACGACAACACCTATTTTCTCCGGTGGCGTGCACCGGTCCGGAATTGGAAATTTGATACTTTATCACTATTTCATGCCTTTTATTCCGAACTCCCAAAGAGGTTGGATTTTATTGCTAGCTTTGCAATTCGAAAATGGATATTTTGGAAAGACGAATCTGAAAATCCCTTGCATTCTCAAGCATATTACCGTTACAACGCTAAAGATAGTTTTTCAACCGCCTTATCTTTTCTGTCTCTTATTTCCGACCTTCCTAAGTGGGCTGTGCAGAATTATCTTATGGAGTTTCCTCTTATATTCCCCTGTCTCCAAGCAGAATTAACAGGAGCAAAAAGAAATGAACGAAGCTTCAATACTTTACGCGACCAAGTGGAAAGCACGATTGATATTAAGGTCACAAAATTGCGAAAGGCACTTGGAGAACCTGGCTTCAATCCTAACAGCCCACAACAATGTGTACGACTTTGGAAGGTTCTTGGATCTGGCGATATTGTTAGTAGCGACGTTGCCGCAAAGGACAGAGTTAAGAATCGACATCCACTCAATGCTTATCTCGTCAGTCTCATTGAAGATATACGAAAAGATCGCAAACTCATTAGCAGTTACTTTAAGGATAGAGTTACTCTCAACGACAGATTTCTATATCAACTTAATCCGCATGGAACAGATACAGGAAGATTAGCGAGTCAAGAACATCACTTCTGGGTAGGACTTCAGATACATAACATTCCAGTAAAAAGAACAGACATTGTTTACAAGGAAGTGTTCGAATCAGATCCCGGCTTTTACTTTGGAGAAGCTGACTATGCTCAGGCGGAATCTCATGATACGGGCTATCTCAGTGGGGACACGAACCTCCTCACAACTCTCGCCAGTGGTAAAGACTTTCACGCTATCAATGCAAGTGCCTTTTTTGGCTTACCATACGAGAAGATTGTGGATGCCAACGGCAATGTTATTGATAAAGAGCTTCGGGACTTATCTAAGCGAACAAATCACGGGGCCAATTACAATATGGGGGAAAGAATACTCCTCGATACGATGGGAATTAAGAATGTCCTGCGAGCGAGAGAGTTACTTAGTTTACCGAAAAGCTGGACTCTTCTCCAAGTTACGAAACATCTTCTGAAGTGCTTTGATATCGCATATCCAACTGTTAGAAATAGATGGTATGACTATATTAAATATCAGGTACTGACGCACAAAATGCTTGTTGGTCCTACTGGATGGACTAGATACTGCTTTGGTAATCCAACGAAAAGCAAGCAGGATCTTAACTCTTACGTTGCCCATCCTCCACAGTCGTTAAATGCGATGACACTCAACAAGGCTTGGTTAAAGGTATTCTATGAAGTTGCTCTTCCAAATCCAGCGGACTTCAAGCTCTGCGCACAGATTCATGACAGTATTCTATTTCAGTATAGAATTGGAAGACTCGATCTTGTTAGGCGTGTGTATGAATGTATGCTTTTTGATATTCCTGTTACTGACTGCACTGGGATTTCTCGCGTATTACGTGTTCCAGTTGACATGAAAGGTGAAAGCAACATATGGGCACGAATAAAGAAGTTGAAAGTAGATTAAGCCGCAAGCAGTATGATAAGGAATATTACATCAGAAATAAACTGAAGCGTCAACAGCAGATGGAGACTTGGCTTGCTGCACATCCTGGATGGAAGCAGCGGCATAATCGTGAGTATTATCTTAGAAGAATCGGGAGGGCTAAGTGAATGAACCCGATTTCATTAGTTTATATCTCGAATACACCGAAAAAACTGAGCCACCTTATATCTATCATCGCTGGTGTGCTCTGTCCATCATTGCAGCCATACTTGGTAGAAATTTTCATATACAACATGGACACTTCAAAGTGTTTCCAAACATCTATTGTATCCTCGTTGGAGAGCCAGGTGCTAGAAAGTCAACTGCGATTCGTATTGGGAAGAGACTCATCACTTCCACGGGCTATTCTACTATCGCAGCAGATAGAACAACGAAAGAGAAGCTTCTGCTTGATCTACAAGGAGAGACGCAAGAGCTTTCTACAGATAGATCTTCATATGGACAACGACGCAGTTATGACAAGACGACTTCAGATAATCTGTGGGGCAGCAGGGAAGTTGATGATCTATCTCCCAGAGAAATCTACATCACCGCTGACGAGTTTAACGAATTTGTCGGTACCAACAATGTTGACTTCTGTCGAATGTTAGGACAGTTGTGGGATTATGATGATATTTACAGGAGTAGAATTAAGAATGGTGTCAGTGTTGCGATACCATTTCCAACACTTAATATCTTAGGTGGCATTACTCCTCAAGATTATGCTGATACATTCCCAGCGAACTTGATTGGACAAGGTTTTGTTAGTAGGTTAATCCACATTCATGGAGAAATCAGTGGACGAAAATTTACATTTCCAGACCCTCCCGACGAGGAAAAGAAATTGCAACTCGTTACTCTACTTAAGACCATTCAATCGAAAGTCCGAGGCAGCGCGACGATTACGTCTGCGGCTCATGAGATGCTCGACGAGATTTATAAAGGATGGGAGGATATACCTGATGTTCGATTCAGGCACTATTCAAACCGCAGATTTACTCAGCTCCTTAAAGGATGTCTCAGCTGTGCAGCAAGTCACGTCTCGACAACCGTTGACACAGCCGAAGTCTTACGAGCAAACACATTTCTTAGTGCTGCTGAAAGGAATATGCCAAAGGCTTTGGGTGAATTTGGAAAGGGAAAACATTCCGCAATCGCGGACAAATTGCTCAGAATTATTGCTATTACTGCAAAACCGGTGGGACTCAAAGACCTCTGGAAAGAAGTTCACAAAGATTTAGATAAACCAACAGATTTAGCAATACTGATACAGAGCCTTGAGCAAGCTGATAAGATACATCATGTGAAAGCTATTACGGGACAAGGCTGGCTACCCAAAGCCGAAAGACAGAAAGATTTGAAGTTTGTAGACTGGAAACTTTTGAGCGAAGAGGAAAGGAGAGCACTATGAACGAGGGAGCGATGGAACTGCTGCGGGAATGCCGGTTACTGATTATCCGGCTGAGAAATGAAGCCAGAACTGGAACCGGTCGAGACACTATTTCTCGCATCGACGCCCTCCTCGCCCAATCGAAAGCCGCGCCGCAGGATAAACCAAACCCAACCACCGGGCAGGATGGACCTGCCGTTCCTGCGAGCGCGGCCCCCGACAGCGGGGAGGGGATGCCGGAAGATTTGGGCGATGTGCTCGCTTACTACGACCGTATCGTGAGCAGGTTGGAAGATCATCCTGATGGACGCGAGACTGACTTCGTGATTACGCGGGATGATTACAAGATTATGCGAGCTGCCCTCTCCCTGCGCGAGCGGGAGTTGGAAATCCAGAGGCAAGCAAAGGTAGATGCTCAGGATCAAGCGTGGATGCTATCGGGAAAGCTTGAAGCCGCCGAAGCCCGCGCAGGGGAGGCGGAGAAGGAGCGGAAGGAGAAAACTTAAATGTATCACATCATGCTGCCAGATGCAATTCTAGCTCTTCAACAAGAGCTAAAACAACATCCAGAACTTCTAGCTAAACTGGAAGGAATGGATCTTGAGAGTTCACTTGGAGCAATTGCTGCGGATCTTGGAATATTGCTAGATGGAGTGTACGATCTTCCGGATCTATGCAATATGTTGGTTGGAAAACTACGACAGAAGGGAGCTATTATTGTTGCAAATGATCCGCAGTTTGTTGACGTGGAAGTTACAGAGGGGCCGAAGGCTATAACTATTGAATTGGCGAAGTCGCAGTCACCGAAGCCGGAAGAGAAGTAGAAAAATCTGGGAGTCTTTCACCTCCCATAACTCTCATCATGTTTTGATTCAAAGGAGACCGAAGTGAACGATAAATATCATTGGCGGTTGACTGATTGGCGTCGCGCGTCCATTCGATCATCTTCCTACCAAAATGCTCAACTCTACCACCCGAAGCTGCATATCGGCCCGCAAACGATTGTAGCTCTTCCACTGTTGGAGTCTGATGAGCGATCAGTGTTGTTTTTACAGCCTCACCTAATTGCTGTATCCGCGCCGTATCTTTCGCTTGGTATGCGGTCTTTCGATAGAGAGCGTCTAATGCGACTGCTTCATCAAGAGGTCTTGCTCCAAGGATGCGTGAAGCTGTCGCTATAGAATCCCAATCATTCGATGCACTAATCAAGGAACCTTTCGATGTGGTCGTATACCCTTGTACCATCTGAGCAATACCAGTCAGAGGACGCGATAAAGCATTATGCTCTAGTCCTTGTAGTAATGCATCAGAAAAACGAGCACCGTCTTTCATTCTGGTACCTAAATCCCAGAGATTACCAACAAAACGTATTCCAGCCGAAATTGCTGGAAAGTTTAACGGATTCACTGGAAGGATGGATATTTGGCGTGGATTTATATCACCACGAGAATACAACCCAGTCGAGAGAACGTTTGATAGTGAGCCATATAATAGCCAATCCCCAAGCTTCTTGTCAAACAATACTGGCACTTGTGAATAAAAATCCTTATGTTCAGGATTATTCGACGCATTACCTACGATATGAGTATTCAAAGCATGGAAGCCGGGAATTCCTTGCATACCGAATAAGGTACCCTGAATGCCGAATAACATTGCAAGTGGGAGTTTTTCCTGATTTGCAACGTAGCGAAACATCTGTTGCATTAGGTTAAATTGATATGTTTGAAAGAGTCCAACTGCTTGTCCTATTGGCCCCTGGAATGCAATCGGCCTTTGCGCAGCTAAGTAATTACCATGCACTCGGTTTACGAATGTTCTTATATTGTCGTCAAGAGCTTGTCCCGAGTGTCCGAGAGCGGAGAAAAGTTTGTCAGCTGTTCTTGATGCAACAAATCGAACAAATTCTTCCGCCCAATCAGCGCGAGAGATTTTCACTCCGAGCTTTACAGCCTTCTCGCCCATTTCTTCTAGCTTTTTTGCTGTCGCAGAACCAGCAATCGTTAAAGAAGAGAGCATTTCTTGGTAGTCAGATGAAAGTTCCCGAACCGTTCCAAGATTACGGTAGCGGGAGACTAGAGCTTCTTTGTCTCGACCAAAAAAGTCTCCCACTGATTCGAACAATATTTTCGAGTAGGAAGGAACTACTTTACCACCTCCACCTGGAAGCTCTGTTGTCAGAAGCTGGCGTAAGGCTGGATTGTTCTTTACTGATGCGAACTCGGCTGTTAGAAGCACAGGGGTTGATACCACATTTATTAAAGTTTGAAAAGCATCAAGCCGAATTACAGTCGCTGCTAGAACAGAATTCGCTTTTTGCACAAAGCGAGAAAGCGGAACACCTAAAGGAAGGCGATTAGCTTCAGCAAACCGTTCAAGTGCTCCTTTTGTTGCACCACTCTCGCTCAGTTCTCCAAGCTTTTCAATAGTCCGTTGATACGGATTGCCAAGACCAAAGCGGCTTGTTAACTCTGTTGCTTGCTCGTAATTAATAAGTCCTTTATTCGCCTGTCCAAGCAATTCCTTCGCTTGTCGGAAGGCAGTAGCAGCAAAAGCTTCCACCTTCTCCTGAGAGTCTTGCCACAAACGATATTCTTGCTTTGGACTAATGTTAAGAGCAAGATCAGTATAACGACGGAATGGATTCTCGGCTCGTCGGAAGAATCTTCCCTCTTGTGGCCCTACAGCTTCCTGCGGTTCAACGAAACGCTTCCCCAGTGTTCGTAATTCAGCGAAGAGTTGCGCATTGCCTAATTCCATAAAGTTTCTGCTTTGCCGCTCTTCCTGTCGTATATGCCAATCGAAATATTCCTTGAGTTGTTGCTGCCCGCGAACATTAGGCAATACATCGCTAAGAATACCTTTCTTCCGAAGGTTGGAATCAATAGCTGATTCAACGAGATTAAGACTATAATCATAGTCTCCGAGAGCTTGGTGATAGTCTCTGGAAGTTCCTTTGAAGCTAATACGGGCTTGTGGATTATCTTGAAGAACAAGAGCAACCTTCTTCTGAAGTCCCTCAGCAGAATCACTAACTATAGCTGCTGCATCACTAGTTCCAAAAGCTATTCCCTCGGCCTCACGAACGAGTGCCACATACTTATAGCGAGCAGTATCAATAGGCGGAAAATAAACAGTGCCAAGATCATACTTACGAGCAATACCCTGAGCAGCAAGCCAATTATTGTGATGAATAAGTCGTTCATCATTTAGTTCTGTTCCGGCACGAAGGAAGGAGGCTACTTTTGGATTAAGCCTATAATAAGTAAACGCACCTTCAAAGGGTTTGTCGCTGTAATCAAGCTTTCCAAAGCGGCTGCCGTCAATCCATACACCTTCATTTGGAATATACTCAGGTTTCCAGCCAATAATGGCTCCTTCAGGATCTTTAATAAGAGATTTTTCAAGAACCATAGTCTCGCCCGATACTCCAAGCTTCTTATACTGTTCAGCGATTCCTTCTGGGAGCATTTGAAATTGCCGAGCCACTCTTCGTCCTATATTTGTAATAACTGCAAGTTCAGCACTAGCTATTTCATCCCCTTCGAGAGCAGCAATTTTTCCAGCAAGATGATCGCTGACATAGCTGCGCCTCACCTGCATCCATTGACTAAGTGCATTGCCAAGCGATTCCATCTGTTGAGCAAGAGTCCCGTACTCAGCAGTAGAAGCAGTAAAGGCTCCTGGACCAGCACCTAGAATGCTGGATTCCTTAGCTGTTCCTCGCGCAAGCATACGAGGAACTTCACCTTTGTAGTAATTAGTAACAGCATTGAGAGCCTGTTGTTTCGCCATATCAATACGATACTGCATATCAATCATGCCTCTCAATATATTTCCTTCCTGCACACTAAGATCGCCGATGTCATACTCAAGACGAATAGTGTTAACTTTAAGATGATTCTGAATAGGAACTGAAACTTCTTCCCACTTAGCTGCTCGCATTCCAGCTTCTAGATAACTCTTTGGAACATTCACTTTAATAGCAACTTCAGCAGCATCTACTCGCTTACTGCCATCTCCAAGCAACTCAGCGATAACTGTATCTTTCTCCTTCCACACCTGCCGTTCAAGAACAGCAGCCGCATCTGGAAGTTTGGTAATATCTCCGTTCGGCTGTCTTACACGAACATTGAGTTCTCTTACATTAGCCATACCATCCGCATTACCTATCCGAATAACCTGTTCCAGCATTGGAATATCATTGTAGTTAATAATATCATTACGTTTAAGTCCGCGAGCATACGCCCAAACATAACGAGCATTGGCATCAATAGCAGAAGCATCCTGATAATTGAAACCAGATTCCACATAGTGCGTGCTTGAATATTTCTTCCCCAACTCGGTGCTCAAGGAGATACCAGTAATATTGCCACGAGAGTCGTAAGTTAAAAGATCCTTGACATTCTTAATAGGAGCGAGATCGCCAATAACTGCATAGGCGCGATCAGTTACATGACCCGTAAGAACATTGAAGAAAAGAGGAGCACCGTAGAGAGGTTTTGCACCTTCTGGAAGATTTCCAGTTGAGCGGAAAACTTTCTCCTCTTCTACACTAAGGATTCTACCTTCGCCGGGACGTGGAATTCGTTTCACATTCTTTGATTCTGGATTAACGAGAACATTAAGATGCGAGTCGATGAAGAAATCTTCCCCAGCTTCAAAAGCCTCAGTTTTACTCGCATATTTTGCAACTTCTCTACCATCGTCAGTGACAATAGTATCAATAAAACGAGCAACACGAACATTAGCAGCTCCAGGTTGTATTGCATAAGCATAAGATGAAGTTGCCTTCTTCTGCATTTCTACAAAATTAGCCGCTTCTTCAGCAGTTTTCGCCTTCGAAGGCTGAATAATGAGGTCACCGAAATAAACATCCTCCTTATTAGCGAAACGATTCACATAGAATACGTCATCACCTTTAAGATATGATTCTGAATCAGCACGACTAATCCGTGCGAGACGAGCAAGATAGTCATACATTTCTTCCTTAGAGAGTTGTGCTTGATGGCGCATATGATAGAGAGAGTCGATGAAGGCCTTTCCAAGGTTTTCATCAGCCTCCGGACTAATAGTTTTAAGTATTTTCAACGCCTCTATCTCAGCTTGAGATTTTGTTCTAACAGCCTTAACTTTTTCTCCGGCAGTAACAGGAATTGGCATCTCATCAATGCTGTTAATGAGAGCAACAACACGATCACCAGCATTGAAATTACCAAGTCCAAAGTTCTTAGCAAGATCGAAAACTTTTTCTTTCGCATCTATATCTCGAAGAGCATTATTGATTGTTGAGCGAATAGCAATACCTTCAATAATACCTCCGACACCGCCACCAACAAGTGTGCCCCAGAACATGTGAGACATAATATCCTCAAATCCATCTTTGTCGAGAAGAGGATTTGCTTTCATTGTTGCAATCGTTGCTGTTTCCCATGCCGCTGCTTGGAGAGCTTGATCTCCGAAGCCATAAGCAATAGCTTTGAGTTTAGAGGCGTTAATATTGCCGAAAAGGGAGGCTTCTCCAGCCTTGATTTCAGCGATAGCATCATTAATCACAGCCTGTTTCTTGCCGCTGAGGAGACCAGTAGCCATTGCTGTGTTAAGACCCTGCTTACCACGACTGGCTAGTTGTAACGCTTTTATTGCTGCAAGTCCAGGAATAAAGCTACCAACAACCAAGCCAGCAGCTTCAATACCTTCTGCGTGATCTTTGTAGTAGGTGAGAAGATCATCGTCATAATCTTGAAGTTGCACAACAGGATTATTACGCTCAAGCTCCCCGCCGAAGAAATTACCAACATCTACAGCAGTATTTACAAAACTGTTGTAGATGCTGAGGCCAGTAAGCGGAATACCTTTGTTAAGAAAGTCAGCAACAGAATCGAACATACTACGCCCACTAAGGGCCACTTCATGATTATCTGTTGCGAAATGTAAATCAGAATGTTCCATCAGGGCATCATGCCTTGAGATGCTTCTTCTGCTTCATCACTCATCTTCTGTGCGTTAAGATGACGAAGCATACGATTCTTGACAGCAGTTGCATTTGTCATATCGAGAGGTTGCTCAGTCCCGAAGCGGAACGGTCCAGGTATGCGAGTAAAGTAAGAATGGCGAAATTGTTCTGGAACTTGAATAGCAAAACGGCCATAATCTTTATTATGCCAATTATCAGCAACAACAGCTTTATAGATTTCTGAGATTTCAAGAGCAGCTTGTTCAATTGGCATCTTTCCAGCAGCAACAGTATCGAGAGCACCAACAAATAGTTGATTCGCGGACATTGGAGCCATTGGATTTTTAGCAAGAGGCGCCATATATTCACGCCACAATGTTGTTGCCTCTACTCTCGGAATCTTTCCAACACTCTGCATCGGTGGAGAAGAGAAGAGGCTGCCAGAGTCAGGAATATTCTTCATCTCAACAGCAAGTCGCTCATTAATGGCTTTAATGTGTGCATTCTGTTTCTGTTCAGGTTTGAGAGCTGCCCAATCTGGACGTGACTGAGCAGTTACCATCATATCAATAAGCTTCATCTTTACATCCTGCGTTGCCGGGGTAAGAGGAGAGTTTATTGCAGAAGCCATTTCAACAGCAACAGCAGGATTCGGTCCAAGTCTGCCGCTAAGCATTGAAGGATCTGACATTGCATATTCGAGAACTTGTTTCATTGGACCTGACATACGACGAAATTGCTCAGGAGTGATTTGCCGCATTCCATGAAGAGCAGTAGCTCGGTTAAGATCTACCTGCAGTTCAAGATCACTTTTTTCTTCTCGACGTAGCTTCTCAAGACGTTCTTGCTTAAGTTCTTCATCCAGTTTATTACGATCACGACTAATCTGGAGCTGCTGAAGATCCACTTGAGCACGAACAAGAGCGAGAGAATTGGTAAAAGCTTGTTGTGTAGTAGCGAGACGAACACTTCCGACAGTCATATTTGTCTTAAGAGCATCTTGTCGTGCATTCTCAGCCTTGACAAGAGCTGCGGCAAGTAGACGACTGGAATTTGCTTTAATAATAGCCTGAGATGTGTTGACATCAATAGCGTTATTGATCTTGACCTGCTCTTGCGTCTGCTGCTGTAAACGAGTAATAGCGCCAGCTACAACTTCCTGCTCAACAGCGAGAGCGTTGTGCGCTTGGGCCTGAGATGGCAACGTAAATTGATTAACTATCCACTCAAGAATATCATCGCCGGGACCAACAGCCATCTTTCTATAAAGATCTGCGGCCGAAGCTGCAAGTTTCTTGTCATTTTCAATGGATGTTTTCGCAAGTTCATTAATTACATAGGTAGAAGCATCAGGATTGGTGCCGAAGGAAGCTGCTGCTTCCTGATTCCTTCCAGTACGCCGCATCATAAGCTCGTCGACAAGACCTTGCACTTGACTTGTGAGTTCCGCCTCGCGGCGAATCGCATCCGTTTCCTTTGCAACAGACTCATTTAATGCAGCTTCATCTGCATCTAGCTTCTTTGTTTGCGCAGCCTGAGCTGCACCTACGTTGGCGAACTCAGAAAGGATCTTGTCGAGGCTGCCAATGTTCTCTACAGCCATCATGTCACCCTTCCACCCTGAACTGGTTGATGGAGAGAATCAACAAGTGCGTCCAGTTTATCTTTTCCAATAACGTTAACAACATCAACAGGAAGAACATATTCGCCCGGAGTTACATTAATTGGAACACTGTCAACTGCGGAAGTTTTAACATTCGCTGGAGGAATACCAAAATCTGCTCCTCTACGATCAATTGGGCTTTTGAATAATGCGTTCAGTAACTCGTCGATAATAGAAGGAGAGCCAAGAGTATTAGGAGATTTGGTTACTTGTTTGATGTAATCTTCTTCCCTAGATACGCGACCACCCTCAGCATATCCATCTTTCTTTCCCTTTTTCTTCAGAACTACTCCGCCATCATAGAAGTCGCCGCCACCTTCATCTCCGTCACTGCCATCATCACCTTCGCCTTCGCCGCTTCCAGAACTATCAGAATCTTCTGCTCCAGAGCTTGCATCCGCTTCGCTGGATTCTGCTTCTGTATTTGATTCTGAAGCTTCAGCAGTCCCAGGTTCTTGATCAATAGCATCAAAACTGTAATCGAATCCCTGCGGTTCTAGTCCAGGAGAAAGGCCGAATCCAGGTTCCGCCATAGCTTGAGAAAAAGCAGCCATAAAATCTGCAAGTTCAGTTTGTGCTTGTTCAAGAGATTGAGTTTCTTGAAGATTGCTAATAACATTCTTACCAAGTTCATATGCTCCAAGATTTTTTCCAAAGCCTAGCAATCCTGGGAGTCCCATAGCTGCCATTGATGCCATTGCAGCAATAGCTGTCATTGCTGCTCTACCGCTTCCAGGTCCACCGGGGCCAGTACTGGAAGCAGATGTTCCAACACTGCTGGAATCCCCTCCTATACGAGCATCTCCTTCTTCATCTTCGGAGGTTGGTTTACGTTGTCGTGTTGGCGCTCCGACAGCAGAAGCCGTAGTAGTTGAAGATGCTAGACGAGAAAGAAGAGGACTACTTTTATTGACTGGACGGGAGCGAGAAATAAGAGCTGCATCTGTATAGGCAGCTAATGGATTGATTTTCGGAATCTGTCCACCATCAGCGAATCCAAAAAAGCCGCCAACATCTTCGAAGAATCCTCCATCTCCACCGCCAATGTCAAAAATATCCTCGAAGAATCCAAGTTCTTCTTCTCCGGCAGGAAGAGAAGCTAGCTCACTTCCGGCCTCAGAAAATCCAATATCAGACGCAACTCCTAGATCTGCTCCATCAAAGCCATAATCATAGATTCCAAAAGCATCGGCAGCAGTAAATTCTGCTAAATCTCCACCAGAGATGGAATCTGCGAAAAATCCCGCACCTGCTGCTTCTTCAAGATTTCCAGCTCCAAGAATTGGAGGCGCACTAATATTGCCAGTTTCGAAAGAAGAATATCCTTCTTGCGTATAATCATATGCCCCAGGTTCTACAGCTTCAGCACCGCTGGAAGCGGGAGGAGGAAGTGTTTTTGATGTTGGAGGTTTCTTTAATAGTTTTTGTCCACCTCCGAGTGCAAAAAGTGCTCCTAAACCAAGAAGAGGATTAGCCTGTCGTTGAGCTGTTTGTGTTGTTCCACGAGTAGCTTGAGTTCGCTGATTTGCAACACTCGCAGCAGTTGCAAGATTCTGTTGTTGATCCTGAAGAACAGCTGCTCCAGCGGCAGCGGCAGCTCTACGCTGCGCTTCTTGTCCCAGAAGCAGCTTTGTTGAACTGTTATATACTCCAGCAGCTTTTTCTTCACCCAGAACAGGAGCGAAAGCTAATTGCGCTCGGTAAAGAATATCTTCAATAAGACGATCAGCTTGATCGCTGGACTGTGCACGATTGAAAGCAAGATTAAAGGCAGCATCACTTTGAGCAGCAGCTTCGGCAGAAATATTGCCGGTAGTTGTAGTTGTCTTATCGAGGAATATAGGAGCAAGCTTACCAATAATATCAGCGATATCAACTATTTGATTACGAGGAACTTGAACTTGTGCTTGAGCCATCAGTGTTCTCCATTAGCGCGAGATGACCATTTACCGACCATCTTCTCCAGTCCACGAGTTCCAATATCGAGGCCATTAACAAGAGCAGCAAATGTAAAGCTATAAGATACTATAGCAGGAATATCAGTAAGCTCAAAGACATTGATTGGAGATGTTAAAAGCCACCACCATAATACTATCATAAAGTTTCCAGCAGCAGCAAGTGCTAGAATCGGACGCCTCCAGCGAACAAGGCGATCCTCACTTCTTGCTTCAAGTTCTGCAATCTTTGCAGTAAGCTCATTAGCAGAAGTCTGTGCTTGAACAACTGCAATCATCGCAGGAGCTGCAATTTCCATCATTTTGGCTTTAACTGTAAGCCGCTCATGATCAGTAGTTACATTCTTATCAACAGCATCTCCAATGCCATTGATAAGATCCCCGATAACTGGAATAGCTGAAAGAAAGCTCATTTATCGCCTCCTATTGTTCTCAGTGTAATCTCTATTTCGCTTAAATACTATCGGGGATTATCCACGTTCTTTGTCAGGATCATATTCGATATGGATATGTTCATTATCTGTTCCTTCATACTCGAAAAGTACATCATAGCCGGGAAGCGCATCAGCAATTGCTCGGGTTAATTCCTTCTTATCTACCTCTTTGGGAATATCTCTGGTTCTAATATCAACTGCTCTACCTTCTCCATGCCATGTATCGTCTCCATGTTTTCCATCATCACAGCTTGTGATTGTAATTTGATATGTGGGAGAGATATAGAGACGATAAAGCCCTTCTGCAACAATAAGAGCAAGAAGAATTTGAGGAGTAAGGTTGGTTACTTTTACGGTTGGTTTTAAGTTCATCGTCCTTTTCCCAGTTCACGACAGAATTCGATTTCTTTTGGCTGCTTACGTTGCTCTTCTGTAAGCCTATTAAGACAATTAGCCTCTCGTTGAGCATTAAGCTGTTCCCGCTGCACTTTTATCTGCTCCCTGATGGCTTCAACAGTGGTTAGATTCTGCTGTCCTGCTTCCACGTCATGCTTATAATAGCCAAAAGCTACTATAACCAATACGAGAAGTTGAAGAAGTTGTATAAGGCTATCGCCCCATACTTTGACTTTCTTATCGCCAATACTTGCCTCAACACCGCTTGAATTAAACATGGAACTCTCCTAAATGATAATTAATCTGCCGGAAACAATTTCACCACTGGAACTCGCTGTTTTTCCAACATGAAGTCTGTAAATATGGCCATCAGTTAAGATAAGTTCTGATGAGCGAATTCGTTGGAAAGTTGTAAATACTGTACTTACTTCCGAATCTACTACAGGTAAAGAAGTTGTCTCGTCAAAAACTCGAGCATATACCGTTCCTACTATTGCTCTCATATAAACTTCAAAGTATGGATTTGGCTGTGTCCAATTTGCTTCCGTAAATAGAAAAGGTGCGCCGTAATCTACATATACTATTCCCGCCCCACCAAATACAGACTTAAGAATAACTCGTGTTTTAACTCTTAACTGTACTGCCTTTCTATAATCAGCCTGAAGCAATACTCTTAAAGCATATATTGGTGGATTGCTAGTAATATATCCTTCGGGTTTACCTAATACCGTTCGAATACTACGGTTTATTTCTCTTCTTACTGTGGCAATAACTTTGATATGCTGTGGAAAGGCTGGAATAACTGCGGCAGCTCCACCATAGAAACGACGTAATTCTGTTGTAATATGATATTTTTTACGTAAACTTGCTTTATTAGTTGTCTGTAAAACAACTTCAAGGGAACGTGGAAAGCTTGGTAAAACTACTACTGGCGGTTTAATTGCCTTACGTAACTCAACTCTAGCACGATAGTGTAAACGAAACTTTCCACGTTCAACTGCTTGCGAAACAACTTTTGTAGGATATAGTGGCGGAGGACGAGTAATATATCCAGCAGCACGCGCAAGACGAACCTGTGCAATAATTTTAGCAGCAAGCTTACTGCGCTGAATAGCTTGTGGAACTAATCTAATTGCATATGGCTTTATAGGAACAACTATTGCTGATGCTTTTGAAGTCTTAACAAAGATTGGTTTGGTGCGTATCCTTGATCTTATTAAACCTCTTTCCTTTGCCTGCAGCACTACTAGAAGCTTACGAATCGGAGGTTTTGTAGTTGGTAATCCAGCTACAGCACCAAGATCAACACGAAATACTTTAAGTCGTTTCTGAAGTAATTTACGTTTATTGACTGCCGATGTAATCCACAGTGGGACGGGAAAATATGTAGCAATCTCGCCATAAACTTTAATATGAATTACATTTGTCTTTACTCTTAACCTAACTGTATTGCGGTTTACTGCACTTGAATAAACATAAATTTTAGGCTTACTGGGAATAGCTGGAGCACCAGCAGCTCCAATTTCACCAATACCTATTTCACTTATTCCTATAACAAAACTAGGCATTTAAAGCAACTCCACCGTAATGCCTTGACACACCCATTCGATTGAAGCGTTAGCGGCGCTAAAGTCAAAGTCAATATCGAGGGTTCTATCTGCGGCGTCAGAATCTACCGCAATCCCACCAGTAGCTGAACCAATAGCTGTATTACCGGCCATCTCGTCAGTTGTAATGTCTCCTATACCTGTTGCAGGCGCGGTGTTAACGGCTGGGTTGTGAATCCAATGGCCTGTCAACCGCTGATCGGCATTGCCGTTCGCAATAAGCTCAAACTGAAGATGCCACGGGAAACGATCAGCATCCGCTGTGACACCAAAGGCCACAGACGTATCTTGAAAAATCACAGTGCCGCCATAAAGGATACGCACTGTGCAAGTTGCATCTGTTGTGGTATTGTGCAGGAAGTTTCCGCCTGCCGTTACTCGTATTCGTCTCCCAGCTAAAAATAGTCCGCTTGGAATAATGGGTGCTGTATTGAAAATACTAACTGTTGCCGTGCTATTGGCTTGCGACTTGACGCCAGATTTAGCGATGACAAGCGGTCCATTAGTCCGCAGCATACGTTTGTCATCAATCTTCGAGGTCTCGATACTAGTATCATTGGCCAACACTAAGACAGATGCGATCACTACATCATTCGCGCTTCGTACAGGAGGTTTTGGAGCAGAAACACCGGCTACATAAGCTCCTGGAGTTCCGGCACGAACTGCCAATGCTCCAGCATTATTAACAACAATTAAATCAATACGTGGATTTGTTGCATCAGCAGTTCCAATAGTAACATCAGCAGCAGCAACTGCAAACATTGTTCCATTTGAAAGAACTGCGCCCTTTGCTACTGCTGGTGTCATATCTGCACCACCAGTTACAGCTAATCCTGAAAGAACGCAATCAAGGCCATTAATACCAGCAACAAGAACCTCAAGATATTCTTGGAATAAAATAGCCTGAAGATCACTGTCTCCTTCACCGATATCTGGAAGTGTTAGACCGGACATAATCTATCTCCGAAGAAAGTTAAGTGTGCATTCTAATCTGGGGCATTGAGCGAGTAATTACTGGCAAAGCTGACACCGCCTTGAACGCAACCGCGCCCATACTTGCGTTATCCCAGGTTGTCCCCGACCAGGACATTACACCCCCGGCACTTCCCGGTTGTGTAGACCCTCGAATGTCATTGAACGCGTTTGGAACTTCCGCCCAGCGCTCAGTCTGATCGGCCCCGATGGTGATACCCGAGCAGTTATTCAAGGCGACAATATCAACCACCATGTCATCGGTTCCTACATCAGCTACCGTAACCGT